ATTTTGCAATAAGAATAGAAGTACTTGCGAATCATATATAAGTGACTATTGATACCGAAATCTGAAGAAAAGTGGAAATCTTAAGAAAAAGAGCTTGACAGAAATCGTTACATTACTATATAATATGTAAAGTTTCATAACACATGGTAAATGACTGTAACAACAAATGAATTGGGTCAGCAAAATTTGTTTGCTAGAGAACCCCAAATGTACATTGACAAAACCGCAGCAGAACGCTATGGTTATGAAACGTATGCCGAACGTGCTGAAAAAATGAATGGTCGTTTTGCTATGATGGGAATCATTGCTGGGTTTCTTTCATACGCGATCACTGGCAACTTTTTCTTTGGTCTTATTTAATTAAAATGTTTGAACTTTTGACGCAAACCGAGTTTGCTTGGGCTGCTAATCACACCATTATTGAATTCCTTGCGGGATACATTTTTGGAGCAGCACTTATTATTGGAGCACCTAGTGTGTTCTTGCTCATTGCTTTCATGTCTGCACTACAACGCACCAAGGGAGCACAAATTGGTTATAAAGATCATAAAACGTACGGCGATTCCTCAACGTATGAGAATACGCTGACAGATCAAACTAAATTCTATCTTACTGTTACTGGATGATACTTGACAAAGTATCAAACTTTCTATATACTTTAACTTAAGTTAAGTTAAGATAGAACAAATGGCATACACTATTACTCTCAGAACTCCTGATGGAGATCAAACCGTCTCCTGTGAAGACGACCAGTATATTCTGGACGCTGCTGAGGAAGGTGGAGTTGATATGAACTATTCTTGCCGTGCTGGTGCATGTTCTTCCTGTGCTGGTAAAGTCGTAAGTGGTTCAGTTGACCAGTCGGACCAATCTTTCTTAGATGATGATCAAATTGAAGAAGGATTTGTTCTTACCTGTGTTGCTTATCCAACAAGTGATTGTGTAATTGAAACTGAAAAGGAAGAGGAACTTTATTAATGCCAAATCCAAATGGTCTTTACGAAGACATGGAGAAACTAAATGCCCTATATGAAGAACTCTGCTGGGGGCATGACGACGAACTAATCTTTACCCACAACGGTGAAGAAATTATTATTAAAAACAAAACACAACAGGAGCAAAACAATGAACGAAAACGCAGAACGCATTAACGGTTGGGCAGCAATGATTGGTGTTGTTGCAGCAATGGGATCTTATGCAGTTTCAGGTCAAATCATTCCTGGTATTTGGTGATGGGATTTGTAGTAGCAGCAGTGCTGATGCTAATTCCTATTGCAGCAGCAGTAAGAAACTCATGACATATGATTGGACTATACTTCAAACACTTATCTTTATCATCACACCGTTCTTCTTAATGCTCGCTATAAGCAGTGAAGACGAGGACGATAATGGACCACCTGATGGAGGTCTAATGACACCTGTATATAATCCAACTTGATATATAAAGGGAGATTTGACCATCTCCCTTTTCTATGATAACATTTTGGTTACCTTTATGAGGAACATGATTAACACTATTGGTATTGGTTTAATTGCTATTAGTATCCCAGTTGAAATTACATTAATTGCATCCGGTATAAATTGGTTAAACAATAATAAATCAATATCTTCACCTGCGGTTGAGATAGCAGATAAATCTTCAAAGAAATGGACCTGCCCTGACTGTACACCAGAAGAAAAGTACGTACTAAAAGAATTACAAAGTGGTACAAAAATCAAAGATAGGAATGCCCTTGCAACGATCATGGGTAATATTAAACAAGAGAGTAAATTCGTTGCCAATATATGTGAGGGAGGTGCTAGAGTTCCTTACATTGATTGCCATAGGGGTGGTTACGGGCTCATTCAGTGGACCTCTAAGGACCGTTATCTGGGGTTAGGTAAATTCGCAAAGAGATATAATTGCGACCCTAGCACTCTTGGATGTCAGACACGTTATATGATTAACGAGAACATTTTTCAACGGCATTTGCCTGAGTTTGAGGGTGGTGGGCAAACCGTTGCACAATATATGATTCCTGCTTACTATTGGTTAGGTTGGGGAATTCGTGGTCCCCGTGACCAATACGCTTATAACTATACAAAACGTTTTGTGTTATCATGACATATCCTGCACCTAAGTATTTGAAAGATGACCCTTGGTTTGGTCCTGCATATTATAGCGATAAACAATTAACATTTATGCAAGTGCAAACGCATAAAGAAAAAATTAAAAACAAACCTTTACCCTACGTCATACCAGGTTGTGATAAAAAATTTGACACCATCCACGAAATGATGTATGCTGTGTCTACCAATAGTGGTAAGACAACAATTCAATTAAACCCTATTGGCGGATCAGAAAACTTTCAAGGTGGTTCGGAGAACTTTCATGAGCGATGATTGGCGCTACAGTGATCAAAAAATGAAAACAAGAAAACAGGCATTGACCATCTTGCTTTCAAAATACGGAGGTGAATTAGACAGGTCTAGGAAATCTAAATACACCAGTAAGTCCATTTATGAGTGTGCCCATGATTGGGTCTCTCAAGGCAATGTAAATTGCAATGGAATTACAAAATACTATGAGGCATATTATGCAAAAAGTTTTTAATTTAATGGCAGTGTTTTCATTCTGTGTATCTGGTGCTACAGCATTTGGTGCTTGGTATCTTTACAAAAACTCTGATACACTAATCGAACAAGCAAGAGAAAAAGCAGTCGAAGAAATTACTCAAGCAATTCCTGGTATCGTCAGTGGATTGATGCCTGCAATGCCTGAAGTTCCTTCTGCTACCGGTGGTGCTATTCCTCCTTCTACTACTACTCTTCCTTTCTGATGAAAAAACTTTTAGTAGCAATTGCAGCAGCATGTTTGAGTGCTCCTGTTTTTGCTGAACCTACCAAAGGTTTCTATACTAATGATTCTATGGGATGTATGTTACTTCGGGAATGCACCGATGGAATCACAAAAGTCACTAGTCTTTTGGATATTTCTAGTCAGTACCCCAATACTGATTCTTTTTATCCTATTGCTACTGAATTCAACAACATGCTTGTTTCCCTTAGCAGGGTCGGAGTTAATGTGTTTCTAGCAGATGAAAAGTATTTTCCTGTAGGACACCGTGGTGTGTATCATACTGTAGGTAATAATTTCTTTCTGAACAGGTCATTCATGCATCGTCCTGGTGTGCTAATGAGTGTGATGCGTCACGAAGGATGGCACGCTGCACAGGATTGTATGGCAGGAACTATTAATAATAGTATGATTGCTATTATTATGCCTGAAAAAGTTGTTCCTCCCCTCTGGCGTGAGATGGTAGAGAGAACTTATCCTAAATCTGCAGTGCCTTGGGAAGCAGAAGCAACCTGGGCAGGTAAGACTGAAGGTATGACTGCTAATGCTTTGAATGCTTGTGCTTCAGGTAAGATGTGGAATGAGTATGAACCTACTCCTCTGACTAGAGAATGGTTAGAAAAAAATGGATATATCAAACTTAATGGAACTGGATACAAAAATAAATAATTGTGCCACGCCTCTTTAAAATGGACAGCACTCCACAGAAGAAAGAGGAAACCAAAAAGGAAAATAAGTTTGAGTGGGCTGATGAAGGGGTATCTACCCTGGTACGTGTTGTTATTTTAGGCTGGTCAGCATCAATTCTGACCCTTAATTATGTAACTGTTCCTGGTATTCCTCAGAAAAACATCGATCCGACTTTCATTGCCAGTGTGTTTACTGGCACACTGGCTACGTTTGGGGTTATGCCCGCTAAAAAGAAAGAAGAAGAAAAAGTTGAGGAGAAAGATAAAAAGGTTTAGAATTTTTAAGTTTTGAATTACAAACAAATTCACCCCATAATAGACTAAAGTGAAATAGATAGTGTAGTTACAAAAACTATATGAAGTTCTTTTTTGCAGTACTTGCTACTTTGTTTTTTTCTACACCTGTTTGGGCTGTAGATGTTAAAATGGGTTCTAATGGCAACTTAGCATTTGAACCTAGTGAGATTACAATTTCTGCAGGTGATACGGTACACTTTGTAAACGAGGCACTACCTCCACATAACATTATTGTTGAAGCACGTCCTGATCTTTCAAGAGAGGCACTGCTATTTGCTCCCGGTGAGACTCAAGATATTGTATTTGCTGACGCAGGTGAATATGAATTTTGGTGTGGACCCCACAAGGGTGCAGGTATGACTGGTACAATTCACGTTGAATGATATGAAAAAACTCAATGAAGTCACTCTGAATATAACTGTAGCAATTATTGACTTCTTGTATAAAGGTAGAGATTATCCACGTTTTTGGGTGCTTGAGGAGATTGCTCGGGCACCCTATTTTGCTTTTTTAAGTGTACTACATTTAAGAGAATCATTAGGTTTGCGTGGTCCAACACACATCTATCTGATGGAGGAACATTTTGCTCAAACTCTTAACGAAACAGAACATCTGGAATACATGGAATCTAGGGGCGGTAATACTTATTGGGTGGATCGCTTCTTCGCCAGACACCTTGTACTTATCTACTATTGGATCAACGTGGTTTATTATTGGATATCTCCTCGCTCTGCTTACCATCTCTCCTACGAAGTAGAAGTTCATGCAGCACACACATATGCAGAATATCTAACTCGTTTTCCAA